TTGTTTTTCTTCATATTTGTCACAATCCTTCGTTGTTCAAGATTGTTGACGATGATTTCTTTAAAAACATATTTGTTTCAAGGCTTTTCAGATTAACAAAGTCGTATTATACCAAGTTCAATACACTACCGTTTGATCTTGAAAATCCGACTGTTGATCAGATCAAAGAGATCGCAACTAGAAATGTAGAAAAAGTCATAACAGATGCACAACTCGATAAAGAAGAAAATCTTGATGCGTTTGTAACCAACACAGAACACATTATTTCAAGTAATTACAAGCGATACGATCCGAAGTGGATTGTTGAAACAGTTAATGCTTGGATTGAATGGGAGAACCAACAAAAAGGATTCAGGCTTTCTATTGAATACCAGAAAACAGTTAAAGTAACTCCAGAAAATGTAAAGGAAGTTATTAAAAAATCACGCGATATTATCAATTCTCGCAGCAATGTTATCGTTGATGAAGATGATGGTGTTGATTTTGATGATCCTGAAGCACACAAACAAATTGATCCAAAAGATTTAGTTAATACAGGTTACAAAAATCTTAATCTGTGGTTATCTGGTAAGCCTAGTGGAGGATTTGAACCAGCCACATTATCGTTATTCATTGCTGAACCAAACATAGGAAAATCAATATGGCTTGGTAATTTGGCTCTTAATATGATGATGAATGGTTTTAATGTGTTGTTGATTTCTCTTGAAATGGCAACATACAAAATCTATCGTCGTCTTGGTTCAAATGCTTTTGGTGTAGAAATGAACAAGTATAGTGACTTTGCTAATGATACTGCAATGGTCACCAACTTTATAAAAGAATTTAAAGAAAGAAATGCATCAGAACTTTATCCGATTGGTAAATTAAGATCAAAGAAGTTTACCAAAGCCACACCATCAGATATTGAAGGATTAGCGAAAAGACTTGAAATCAAGCTTGGCATAAAATGGCATGCGATTGTTATTGATTATTTGACGGAGATGGACAATTCTTACGGAATATCCAGCGATAAGTCGTATTACTATCATAAACAAAATGCCAATGATTTGTACAGCATGGCTGGTAACAATTATTGGGCAGCAATAACAGCGCACCAAATTGGAGGACAAGATTTTGGTGGAGACGATCTGACATTGCAGTCTCTTGCAGAATCAAAAGGACTGGCTCACAGACCGGACAACATTTTTGGTATCATTCAGCCACCAACAATGAAAATTGACAATAAATTCCATCTGAAAAACATCAAATCTCGTGATGGTGAATACAAAAATTTCAAGCTTGAATATGCTGTTAATTACAAGCACATGCGATTGTCAGAATACGATATGATGATCGAGCCGAATACAATGATTCTCCCATAAATTACTTTTCTGAAACCAATAAATAATTAGGTGGGTAAATAATTAAATTTATTTGCCCACTATGACTGTTGCTACATTACCACCACCTACCCGTGCAAAAGCTATGATATCTGAAGACAGTGCTTTATTGAATGATGGAGATGAGAAGAAGAAAGCAGAATTGGGTTTTGGTGTCGATGATTCTGTGATTATCATGAGTTGTCATGAAATTGGAATTATCCAAAAAATTGGAGTAAAATCCAGCGATGTTTTGGTTAGGGGCAAGATTCAATCGATAAGAAACAGCGATTTAAACAGTGTTGACAATTTCATTTCAAGCACAAATGCTGGTGAAAGAGCCAATAATTATGCTGTTGATACAGATTATTCACATGACCATCTCAACGATGTTTATGAACCCGAACAATATCGCATCCTGCAGAACATACTGGTACAGGTGAGAGAAGCGTTTGACGAGTTCATGATTCAGTATCCAGAATACAGCTATCTTAAATCAATCGATGTTGATAAAGCCAATGTTGGTAATCAAATTGGTCTTATTAACAGATCAGGAACTGGTGAAATAATCAGCACAAGCGCACGAGTTTTTAGTGTTGATTTTGGTAATGAGGTCGTAATGGCTGATGAACTCTCAATAAAACCAACACGGATTTTGGTTAATGAGACCAGAAAGTTGGGCAATTTTTTCATCACCAAAGCCGAGGAATATGATATCAAAAAAACGGTCTCAGGTTTTGTGATCAGTAATCATAAGAAAGAGATTAAAATCACATATGAACAATACAAAGAAATTTTACCAATCATAGAAGGAAAAATTGGTAAAGGCGACAAAGTTGGTGTTGTCAATAAAAAAGGGGCTGGAACTATTACTGATATCTCCGCTGGTTTTTACAGAATTAAAATGAATGATGATATTGTTACTGTAAAACGTAGCGAAATAAAACCAGTCGATGAATATGTAAATCGACTAAAAGCACACGATATAAGCAACCTTTATGTTTTCATAAGAAAAAACATGAAAGACAATTTGTTTGGAGAGATGGAATTCTTTTATATTTTTTCAGACTACTTTAAACTCAACGAAAGAACACTCTACACTTCACTACCATCAAAAATCCAAGGCGATCTTCTCACACTATTGCGCAAAAAACTTGGACCAAGCATTTTCAGTAAATACGGCTCTTCTAGCCCTCTTTGGTAACTGCTGAAACAACAGTTTATTTTTCATAATATATCACAAAATGGTATGTTATGATTCGGAATCCGAGCAAGCTTGATTTGGTCATCATGGTTGGTGACATCCACACAGGAAATTATAGTTCTTCTCAGGAATGGTTCTCAAACACAAAGGAACTGTTTTTCAAATTTATTATGCCGTTTGTCAATTATGTCAAGGCGAAACACCCAGACAGAAATGTCAAATTGATGTTAATGGGTGATTTTTTTGATATAAAACAATCGATCAGTGTATTGATTCAGAGCGAGAGCATAACAATCATGGAAAGCCTTGTCGAATTGTGTGAGGTGATGATGATTGTTGGTAACCACGATATGGTTACTTTGGAGAATAACGAAATAAATTCTGTAAAGGCGTTTTTTCACATTGATGGAGTCCAAGTCTATACAAAACCGACGATTGTAGAAACGGTTTCTGGTGAAAAGATTTTGCTGATGTCTTACAATAAGAGAAAAGAAAAAGAAAAAGAGATTATTGATTCTCACGATGCCGACTATTTGTTTGCTCACACCGAAATCGCAGGATTCCACTATGAAGGTGTCTCAGTAGATGAAAGCAAACACAATCATATTGAAGATTTCAAAAAGTTTAAGAAAGTGTATTCGGGTCACATACACAAAAAACAGAGCAAAGAAAATATTCTGTTTATTGGAACCCCACGACAAGTGAGAGCCAATGAAATCGACAATGAAAACGGAATTTATTTGATCGATTTCAAAGAACAGAAGGAGTATTATATCGAGAATAATGTTTCACCGAAGTTCAAAGCTATCAACATATTCTCTATTCTGAATATGAAGCTTTCTGAGGCTAACAAATTTGTTGAAAATTCTTATGTTACGGTTATTTGCCCATCGAATCTGATGTACAAATTGAGTCCTTATAAAATAAATCAAGTCTTGTCTGGTTATAAGTCGATTTCTCACGACACACCGACCACAAAGGCAAACATTGATAAAGATAAGTTGATGTTGCCAGAATTGAATTCGCTTGATCTTCAAGCAACCAGTATAGAAGAAAAACTGGTGCAATACATTGAACAGCTTACTTCTGCCAGAGTTGGCAAACAATTCGTACAAATCTCTGATCAAACTCGTGCTGTTTTGAAAGATTATACTCTTAAGCTTTATAAAGCAGCGGAATCAAAAGTTGTCGATACTGAAATTGCACTTTAAACTACTAGTCTATGTTCATTCAATACCTCAGATATAAAAATACATTTTGTTTTGGCAACATTATGCAAGAAATACGGTTTGATGATAAATCTCCGTGTTTATGGCAAATTATCGGCAAAAATGGTCACGGGAAATCATCATTGATAAGAATACTCAAATTGGCTTTGTATCAAGAAGCCGATGGTGTTCCTCAAGATGAAATTGCGAATCAGATCAACGGTAATGCTTATATCGAAATTGGTTTACAGTCAAAATCACATAGTTGGGTTATTATAACTCAATTTAAACCCAACAAAATCAGAGTTTTTAAAGATGGTAATACTGAACCCGAAGATTGGGGTGGATTAACTGACACAAAGAAAAAAATAAGAGAAGAAATAGTCACAATACCGCTTTATATTTTTAATAACGCGATCAGCCTTTCAATAAATTCGTTCAAGTCATTTTTGAACATGAAGGCGAAAGATTCTCGCAACATCAGAGACCGAATTTTTGGATTTTATATTATCAACGAAATGACTGAACTTTTGTCGGCACAGGCAAACAAAGTTCACAGAGAAGTTGAAAGTATGAATATCACGATACAAACTATTGATAGCAATCTGAAAATTGCTAATGAAGAATACACCAATTTAAAAAATAAAATCACTGAAGAGAATAAAATAAAAAAACAAACTCTCAGTGATGAATTGGCTTTGTTAAAATCTGGTTTGGAAATTCTACAAAAACAGAAGAATGATATCGATGCAGTTGTAGATGAATTGGGTCTCTGTATTTCTTATCTTGCAAATGAACTTAAAAAGCAAGAGATCAAGAAAATGAGAACCGAACTCACCGAGATCAAAAATGAATCAAAAACGTTAATTGGTCTGATTGATGAGAAAAAAGAAGAGGTATCAAAGCTTGAGAAGGAAGCAGACATAGTTAAAGTGAAAGAATCACTAAATAAGCTAACTCAACTTAATAAACAACTTGAACAGGCAAAAGGACTCAAGGTTGATGTAGATAAAAAATATGATGCATTAAAAGCGGAAATGGTTTCGTTGGAAGAAAATATCAGCAAAGCCAAAAAACACTCAAGTCTTGTGGAATCAAGAAATGTGTTATTGATCAATGTCACCAATCTTCACACATCACAAATAGCCTATAAAGGCATAGTAGAAGAACAAAAGAATAATGATGCTGAATCGATTGAGTGGAATGGTAATCTGACAAAACTCAATAATTCCATAACCATAGCGGACGAAAAAATCAAGCAGTCAGAACAAAGTCTGAAAATTTATGAAAACAAACAATGTCCATCGTGTCAGAGTGATTTAACTGGTAATGATCACCAAAATCTGAAGTCTGAGATTGAAACAACATTGCAAGAACAGAAAGAGAAAATTCAGAAATGGGATGTTGTTAAAAAGCAGACAGAAAAGAAAATCCAAAGCATAGAAAGCAAAAAACTCGATATACAAAAAAGAAAATCTTCTACTCATACACAAATCGTGAGTTTAAAATCCAGCATTAATGATGCGGATATCATCTTTGCGGAAGTAAAACGGAAATTGATCGACAATATCAATTTGTTGGATGATGAATCGGTAAAAATTATTGATATTGGTGAATTATCTGATGCTATCAATAAATTGGTTCCAGATGATAAAACATTGGAATCTATCGACATCGAAACCGAAAACAAGAATCTCGAATTAAAGAAGAACGAGTTTAATTCTGTTAAACAACAAAAAGAAGAAAATGATCTTTCTATATCCAGTGCCAATACATCAATCATAACACTCGATGGTTCAATCGATAAAAAGATTGATAGAAATTCCATTGCTTCCACAGTCCTTATGTTTGAGTCTCTTGACAAATACTCAGACAAAAAGAAAGAGATAACTGAATTTATTGATAAGGAAGATAAGGAGCAGCGCACTAAAGAACAAAAAGCATCTGGGTTGGAACGCGAAATTGAAATCATGGAAAAATCGCTGGAAAAACCGGAAGCGTTTAAATCTGTGTTAGAAAATCCGAAGTATAATTCTATCATAAATTCTGAAGAAGCAATCAGAGATGAAATCAGTAAAGAAGAAAACAAGATCAATACTCTCACATCAGATATAACCACAAAAAATGAGGACATATCAAGGACTGAGATAAAAATCGAAGAGTTGGGTGACGAATCCAATATTGAGTTGCAAATTCAAAGTGTAAAAACAACGGTTGATAGACAACAAAACGAACTCAATGAACAAAATCAGAAATTGGAAAAACTCCAAAAGAATTCCAATTTCTTTAACATTGTTGAATATGTTTTGTCTGATGAGGGAATCAAAACTTACATTCTGAAAGACATCATACCATCGATAAATTCCGAAATTGGTAACATTCTGTCTCTTCTTGATGTTCCGATCGTTGTGTTGTTTGACGAGGAGTTTACTGTTCATCTTTATAGATATGGTAAAGAAATCAGCTTAAGTACGGTAAGTGATGGTCAGAAAAAGATGATTGATTCATCCATTCTTTTGGCTATCACAAAAATATTGAAGACAAAATACAGTTCAATCAATGTCGTTTTCTATGATGAAATATTTTCATCCGTTGATGGTGACAACCGCGCAACATTGCTGGAGATATTAATGAACATGTGTTGTAAACAATTAGGTCTCCATACGTTTGTTATCAACCACTCATATTTGCCGAGTTCATATTTCGGATACGTCATTTCGGTAGTTCATAAAAACAACTTCTCTGAATTGATCACCATGACTCAGGAAGACTACGAATCGAGAGGTGCTGAAGTATCTGTCATAGCTGAAATGAGTGAGCCGAACATCATCATGGAAACCATGAACACATATCGGAATCATAAAAACGACTTAAACATCACTTAACACAATATATTATATGAGTTCTTTCAATATGATTGATGTATTTTCGTATATTGATTCATGTGTGAAGAAGAAGGATATAGAACTCATGGTCATAGAACGGGATCATAGCATTTCTATGATCAACAAATTCTTCGGTGACAATAATGAATTGACCAAAAAAGAACTGCATGCGATTGCTGCTCTGAGTACTCTTCCACAAGAATTGGTTGATATAGAAGAGATTGCTGCTCAATTTGGTCATGAAGTAGCCAAAAATTTTATGGCTCTTCAAGGACAACCTGAATCGACTCAGTATTATGAGAAGTCATTTGATAACTACGATCACATTTTCTTAAAACTCATTATACGCAATTCAAAGTATTTTGTTGCCATAAGAAACAATGATGGTGACAAATTCAAATCATTTATTGATATGTACGTCGAACTTCGACGCAAAGTGATGAAATCGGCAAAATTGCATACCGAGATCATGAATTATGAAGCTGAATTAATCAAGTTTGGTCGCAATAGCTTGGCTGGAAAACCAATAGATAAACAGAAATACCAAAGCTTGATATTGTAATGGATCACAAAAAAACGGAGCAAGAAGAACAAAAATTTGCTTCGGAAGCCAGCAAGCGCAAAAACTTTAAGTTTCCTGTTGAATTTGAGAACGATATTTCTGTTCCTCAAATTCAAATGTCTTCTCCCGAACAGTTTATTGAAGTTGAGAAAGAAGAACCTCCAGTAACAATTGATCTTAAAAAACAGGAAACAAAGATTAAACCTCTTTTTTAATGGCAACAGAAGAAAATAAAGACGGGGTGTCAAAAATCAATGAACTTATGACAAGGTTCAATGATGAAGCTGTACAGATCACAGCAAGGATGGGTGAGTTATCTGAATTGATGCAAAGTGTTCACAGGCTTGCAGATAACAAGCACGAAATCTATAATTATAGAGCATTTCTTGTTAAGCGTAAGCTTGAATTGATGACTTCATCAAACATTGCCAACAGAAGTCTTTTGGCAAGGAAGAGACGCATTTATGATGGATATAAGCTTGGAAAATCAGTCACTGGATCACAGACGCAGATCATGCCCAAGAATGATTTTGAACGTCAGCTTTACCTCAATTCAGATTTAAAAGACCCAGAATTTCATCTGAAATTAATTGATGATCAACTTCAATTTATCATGGATCAGATAAAAGGCATTGATAATTTTATTTATGGGATTGAATATGTTCTGAAATTGGAAGAGTTTAAAACTTATATAAAATAATGATCGTTACCGTCAATGATGATTTGAAATGGATCACCATCAAGTATGAAACAGAACTTGAGATGGATCAACTTCAGGTATCATTCAAACGGAAAATAAGACAATGGAAATTTCGCACTAAAAATAAACGCTGGAAGGGTGATGTGATGTTCATAAAGAACAGGAATCAACTTCCGATCGGTTTATGGCGTGAATTGCAACTGGTTTGTCAACGATTTAAATTCGAACTCAAGGTTGTAGGTATTGACAAGATTATTGACAGATCGATAACTCTTGAGAATGTCACAAAATTCTGTGAGTCACTGCTTAAGAATCACCCAACTTATAAGAGTTACGATTACCAGAACGATGCTGTTTATAAGGCATTGAAGTACAAATTTTGTATGCTTGATCTGTCAACGTCAGCAGGAAAAACGTTGATTGGGTTTTTGGCTATGATGTATCTTTTCTATACAAAAAGAATAAAGAAAATTCTGATTGTGTGTCCAGATACCGATCTCGTCATACAGATGTACAACGATTTTCTTGATTATGCAAATGGACGATTTAACATGAGTATGTGTATGATCCATGGTCAATCAAGAATAACCGATGTGTCAGAACACAAAATTGTTATTGGTAATTTTCAATCATTATCAAACAGAGACCCGCTGTTCTTTGAAGATTTTGATTGCTGTTTTGTCGATGAAACACACCGTGCTACTTCTGAGTCCATCAAATATATTTTCAATGCTTGTAATCAACTGAAATACAGAATCGGTATGTCCGGTTCTATTGTTGTTGACAAATCGGCTGATTATTATGATTTGTTGGCTTATGTTGGTCCGATCGTAAAACAGATCAAGAAGAAGGAATTGATGGAGAAAGGCTATGCAACCAGCATAGAAATCAAAGTCTTCAGATTGAATTACCTGAGTGAAAGATATAGAAAGGAATTGTGCAGTCTCAAATACAAAAAAGACTATGACGGTGAAAAAGCTTTCAGGGTAGAGCAAAGATTAGTAAGAGCCAGCGTTGTGAGATTGATTTGGTTGTGTGAGATGATAAGTAAATTAAACGGTAACGCTATCGTTTTCTTTGTTGACAAAAAGACTGGTTATGGTAAAAGAATAGTAGAACAATTGCGTCGTATCACCACCGATAAAGAAATATATTACATCGATGGTGATGTGAAGAAAGACATGAGACAGGTCTTCAAGAAGAAGATGGAGGAAGGATCAAATAAATTCCTTGTTGCCTCATACGATACGTATTCTACTGGAAAATCAATCAAAAATATTAGATATCTTGTTGGTGCTGAAGATAGAAAAAGTGAAGTCATTATTTCACAGGTCATGGGTCGCGGTATGCGATTGCATAATGATAAGGACAAGTTCGTATGGCTTGATATAGCCGATGATTTTTCGATTGACGAAGAAAATTATGAAAATCGTAATATATTATTGAAACACATGGATAATAGATTACGATATTATGATAAAGAAGGTTTTGATTATCAGATAATTGATATCGATCTGATTGAAAAAGCTGCTTTCGATAAAGATGTCCATTTATAAAAAACAATTCATTAAGATAGCATAAAGCATGGCGAAAATTTTTGGCACTTCAGAATTGAAAAACAACACATATTACAGAGTGGCTGAAGATGGTTTATTACATTCCATTGAAGGTGATTTGTATGAAAGCATTAAAATTGGTGAATATTTTTGCCATCTGAAGAAAGAAGACGGCTCAATAGCGTTTATTCTGTATCAGCGTACAATTGTCAATAATGAAAAAATATTTAAATCAACCGATGTTGACAAATATTTTGGTGTGTTATCCATACATACGTTGATACAGATGGGATTGACACATCATAAAAAGAAAATGTGGCGGTCTAGTGCTGTGGTGTTTGTTATAATGATGATCGCATACTGTTCTTATGATTATGTCGTGCACGGTAATGTGTTATGGTGGAGAATTCTGATCAATGCAATCTGCGCGTTGACTGCTGCAATTTTGTCATATTTTGGGCAAAAGTGGATAACCAATAAACTAACAAAAACAAAATAATATGACCGGAATCAATAAAGTATTTATGGGCTTCATGGTTGCTATATTTCTCATGACCGTCCTGAACACATGCAATTCATGTGCTCAAAACAAAGAAGATGTTAAATTTCGTAAAGAAATTGATTCTCTTTCATCACAGATTGAATCACAATACACGAAGGAAGAAATCGACCAGAAACTGGACAACATCACAGTCGAAATGCAAATTGAAGGGCTTGAAATCTCAAAGCGCATGTTGTATGATAACAATGCCATCATCAGGACTACCATTCGTCCAGATGATCAAATGGCTGAATATGACAGAAAAATAAAAGAATTGAGAGACAAGCAAAAATGATCAAATTCTTTGCCTATTTTAGACATGACAATACATTGGAGTTCGAGACAATCGAACTCCAATTTTCTTGTTTACATAAACTATCTGGTAATGAAAGATGGTTTTGTAGAATTTGGAGAAAAGATTGGATCGAATTGTTACCAAAAAGAGAATTTGGTGAATCTTATGGTAAAACCAAATTCGAAGCGTACCGGAAAGCGATTATCAATCTAAACGAGAGTGATTCTACGCAATTTGCATCATACCAAAGGGCAGCACGATAATCCAAACAAACCCAGACTATGCTTAACAGGCGTTTAAAATTTAGTCTAATAGTAGTGCTATCATGTTTATTGTTATGGGTAACATTCGCACTCGTTAATAGCATAATGAAGCTTAATGAAGAGCGACTGCATTATGACAATATGCAAATGCTTGACTCACTCAATGTGAGTGAATTGGAAAGTTCTATGGTTTTGTGTGATTCTGTATTTAAACATAGTTCTAAAAGAATAACCGACTATGTTAGTATCATCGATTCATTGGATGATAATTTATCGATTGAACATGTAGCGTATATTGATATTTTGTACCAAAAGATAAACACGATCAATGCTTCTGATAAAGAATTGTTATCGCGATCCATTGCTTTAAGAGTGGAAATATCAAAAGATTACATCAATAGAGAAATAAGACGCAGAGAAATAGTACAAGCTGAAGACAACACATCGTTATGTTATTTCAGCCTCTATGCGGTTATTTTGTTCATTGTAATACTTTGTATGATACCACCAAAAGCATGAACCATAGTCAATTTTTGGATGACTTCTTCACTAATTACGATTTATTCGTTAACGAAGTTATGTGCAGAAGAGAAAAATCACAATGGAAAGCAGATGAAATTTTTGACAGGAAGATCAAACCATATATTGATCCGGAAATTGCCAAATCAATACAAGTTGAAAAAAGCCATTACCTGTTGAACCAGCTTGATCCCAATCAATTCGGCACGTTCCTGAGAGAGATGAAGATGGAATTGATGAGAGATTTGAATGGCGAAACAAGTCGCTCTGTCTTTATCTAATCTGAACCTGAAATTTCTTTTTGTCGTTTATTACGACATCAATAAAGGCAATATCCCTTATGTTGCCTCTAGCAAACTTAACCTGAACAATGGTTTTGAATTTATAGTGCAGAGTACAATATTTCTGTATCTGTGTTGCGATTTGTTTCTCCAATACTTTTTCTGATACAGAAAATTCATAAATCAAGGTTTCGAGACCAACACCCATGTCTGCAGCACCCATTACCGACCCAGCCTCAGCAGAAAAGATATTTCTTATCTGGTTTATGTAAATCTCAATATCAGACGTGATATCAGTCAACCTGCTATCATAATCCGAATCATCGGCTTGATTCTTTGTGTATAATTCGATTATTGCCATCTAGTAACTGTACTCGTGATCTTCTGAATTTCTTGAACTCTGCGTTTTATCGAAAAGGAAATTGATCTCAAAATCATTGAAATTTAATACTGTATTAAAATCTTTCGCACCCAAACCGTTATCTTTTTTACTGAAGTTAAGGCTACTGATTGATCTTATTTGGATTTGTTTGAATATCAATTCCATGACGATGCAATCTTCTTCATCTAATATCTGGAGATAAACATCTGGTAAAAATGGTTTCGATTCCCGATCTTCACGGTCAATGTATTCAATCATTTGATTGTACATTATGACCCAATTGATAAATGAACTCTTAACATTATAATCAATGTTGATTGATTTATCAAGCATCTCTTTGCTTGCTAATGCAGATGCGAACGTTCTAGTTCTGTTATTGGAACCAGTTTGCTTCTGAGTGCCAGGGTCGGTCAAGCCTGGGATAATTGCGTTTGTTATTGTGCTATTCAGATAATCGATTGCTGTTGTATATGGTGAATCACCAAATCTCAACATCTTATCAATTTTTGCCTTTGTTTTAGGCAATAACCAATCCTGAGGAAAATAAAACCTGAAAGAAGAAAAATCAGGACTACTTATCATGAAACTTGTTTATAGTAGTTTATATATTTCCTTGAAACCTCTTCTTCCGTTGGGAACAGTTGTTATTAACATAAATGACGCAACAGGCTCACCAGATGAGGCTTATATTGGTAGAGCAGGTAAGGGAGAGATAGGTTATTTTGGTAACCCGTGTGTTATCGATAAAGAGTGTCCAGTATGTGGTGAAATACACAAAGTCAAAGGTGAGACACTAAAATGTTATGAATCTTATCTGAAAAAACGAATTGATTCAGATGAGGAATTCAGAAATAAGATACAAAAACTCAACGGCAAGAAATTGGTTTGTTTTTGTGATAACCCATTAAAGTGTCACGGTAATGTGATGATAAAGTATATTGATATCTTAAACAACAACAAAAAGCCGTTTGAATTAAATTTCTGAAGCATGAAAACATTTTGGTTCTTTCTGAAAGCTTTTTATCAATTCGATGACACACCGAAAGGAACCAAAATGATCAGGTTCGAAAAAGATGTGAAAGGTAGAACCATCTCCAGCGCAACAAAGAAATTCGAAAAGCTGTTGCATAAAGAATACGATCAGAAAAGATTAAGTAGCATCAGGATGACTACAACCGAAAAATAAAAATGGAAAAATTGAACGTTGATATCAAATATGAAATTGAACAATCACTGAATCACCTTGCTCATATACTGAGAAAAATTGGTGTTGCAGAATTGACCATCGATTCCAATGGTGAAAAGATAATAAAATGGGATTGTTTTGAAGAAGGCATAATTGATACGAAGCAGTTGGAAAAATTAAAAATCCATTTGATGCATTTCCATAAGCACATGCCACTGGAAATAAAAACAAAGGAACAGATTAAAGCGATGAATATCAATGACTTGAATTTTTATCTTGAAATCATACAATCACAACCTAATTTCAATGCAGATCATAAATTGGTTGAACTTGAGGATGTTGTATGTGATCAAATAAAGAAGAAACACGGAGAATAATATGATGGATCACCAAAATAAAAAAGTAGTGATGTCAGTTTTTGACAAACTCAGTGGTGGGAATCTTAAACGTCCTACTGTTCGTTTAACTAAAATAGGTGAAGGTATCATCCCCAAATATCACGAAGGTCATCCACGCCACATCAAAATCAACTCGGTTGCTCAAGGAAAAATGATGAGACCAGTTGCTGTTGGCGAATCATTTTATGTCAATAAATTAGGTGAAAAAGGTCACTTTCACACTTCGGTTGTTCAAGAAATTTTATCACCTAACACCTTTAGGACGCAAAATTCGGTTTATAGGTGGGAAATTGTACCGGAATAGGATCATTTGCCGGAATTTCTGTTTTCCAAATAGTCCTTTATATCTTTGATTTTGTTGTTCTTGATTTTAACCTCAGGACTCTTCTTACCAATCATGTATTTAGGATCGAGTCTCTGTTTATAGAGAGCGTAAATTGCTCTTATGTTCTTTTTGAGAATGTACCTGTTGGTAAGAGTTGCCACACGCCACCAATCTTCGTATGTGATAATCAGTGGTTGTGTCTTCATTCTGGTGTAAATGTAGGAACGAATTGCAAATTCGAACCCACTGTTCTGCAGAATCTTTTTGCAGACATCATAAAACAACGGCAATTCAATTTGTGATCGAAATTGGTTTTTTTCAAAACGCTTCATGTTGGGTTCGATTGTCATGCGATTAAAAACTTTGACAATCTTGTCCATCACCAACATTCTGATTTGAGGTGGAATATATGATGTGTTGATGCACATCGCATTCATTTTATTGTTTTCACCCTTAGTGTGACCTATACAAAGCGTACTGCTCGGTATGAAATTCCAGAATTCCAGTTCATCTTTGTATTTGGCATCATACATGAAACTGTAAATCTTACCCACCTGAAGCATCTTCTTTAATTTCGGCTCATGTGGTTTTTCTAAACGCTTTATATAAGTCTCCTCGTACCAGTCTTGATTATTTCTGATGATTGTGTTCATTGAACGCTCCCGTAGTGCGTTCTTTAGAGAAATTGACGGTAAATCCATGGTAAGTCTTATATATCATGTCCTCATTTGAAACTCGATTTTGTGCAGGATATATAATTAATAATATTTCATAAATATGGCTGATAATAGTAGCGGAGGTGGTAATCGCTGGAATTTCAACAGCGGATTTTCAAACTTCTTGGCGAATCTTTCCGATCTTGCCAATATCAAAAAAGTGTCCGATATTGGTATTGATTTCAGCCTGATTGGTAAAAAAGGTAGAATTGCTGTAAGTCGTAAAGAGACAAACGACGAAGATCAACTTGATTATAGCACATTTGTCCCAAAGGAAGTCCAGATACAACCATCGGAAACACCTTATTTCGATAAAAAGTATCTACAGCGCGTTCAATATCTCAATGTTTTTGCTTCTCATCCTGAAATCGAATTCATTACTCATACTCTCACTGATGAAGCTATTGTTTATGATGAATTCGGTAGCTTTTGTAATATACAGTTAAGCGGGTCTGATTTTATATCGAGACCACAAAAGATAACTGACAAAGACCCGACCAAAAAAACTCATAAGGAAGAATTAGAGAATGCAATCAACAAAAATTTCAAAAGGATTTACACTCTCCTCGGATTCAATGATGGGATCACAGCATGGGCTTATTTTCTGCAATGGCTGATAGAAGGATGGCTTGCATTTGAAATAATCTACGATGACCCAAATGCGACGGATGGACCGAAGAGAATCAGTGGTTTTCAGGAAATCAGAGTTGACACACTCGCAGCAATCGATGTCGATGAAGAGGTAAAAGATTCTGAAGGTAAAGTTAAAAAAGATAAAGACGGAAATTCTATATTCCGTAAACGCAGAGTGTGGAAACAAATCGTCAGAAAACGAGACGGCACAACAGTTGAAAGAACTCTGGCAGACAACTCGATAATTGTAATACGATACGACCGCATACCCGGCAATAAGGGTCGTATTTCCTATGTTGAAAGACTCATAAGATCATTTAATCTTATGAGAACCATGGAAAACACGAAAGTTGCGTGGCACGTGATGAATTCTCAGTTCCGATTGAAGATGATTATGCCAGTCGGAACGAAAACAACAGCAAAAGCAAAACAGGCTCTTGCTGTTGTGACGAACAAACATAAAG